AAGTCATGTAAACCAGATCCAAATAGAAAGATTGAATATCCTTGTGTTATTGCTTTGTTCACTCTTGACTCACATAACACCAGTTACTTTTATAAGAGAGAGGATGGCACATATTATTGGCATCATTGTCGTAAAGAAAAGGATGATGTATATGTCGATGCAGATGAGTTACAATTAAATCTTCTAGGAGAGGATCCTATTTTAAGTAAAGAATATATAATGAAGGCACTGTATTACTAATGCAATCAGTAATTTATTCTAACGGAAACCAAGAATGTGAACGTGCTGTTTCACTTCTAAAAACTTTGGGTCATGATATACATGAGTACAAGGTGGGAGATGACTTCACGCAGACAGAATTTGAAATGGAGTTTGGTGGGGATGCCAATTATCCTATGATTACTGTTGGTATGTTCAGAGGTACATTAAAAGAGACTCTACAATATATGAGTAAGAAAGGTATGTTGACAAGAAGTTAAAAATACACTACAATAATATTATGAAAATTTTACTAACAACCCTAATCACACTAGGTTCTATATCACCTGTTTTTGCAGATCAAAAGGCAGGATATTCAGAAGATAGAACTTGCTATAAAACTGAATACAGAGAAGAGTATGTACCAGGCACTCTAGAGAATCCAGGTTACATAAGAACATACAATGAAACAGTAGAAGTTCCTTGTAGAGATCGTGGTGGATACACCAGAAGAGAGACAATTGAGTACGATAACAATGATTGTACAGATGGAAAGATAGCAGGTGGTCTTCTTGGAGGTGCTGCTGGTGCTGCCATGTCAAGAGACGATGGAAGATGGTGGGCAATTCCACTAGGTATTGTGGTAGGTAGTACTATTGGTTGTGATGTGGATGGTGGTTAATGAGTGATATACAATTTAGAAGACACCGTGTGTTCAGAGAAACGGACAGTGTTATCTTTTATGATATATCTGTAGAGGAATCTAATGCCAGTGACCTTGTGGTACACACAGGTCCTGCTATATCTCCACCACCTGATTGTGTTGGAAGTAAACAGTTTTATATTCATAGTTTTCAAGACGATGTTAATAGAGTAATACAAGGTGAGAGAACCTTTGAGTTAGTAAATAAAGATTGGAAATATCCATATCACATAGTACATCTTAATGTACATAGTGGTGCACTAGTAATACCTCGTGGTACATTTCATAGGTCAGAATCAGGAGAGAGTGGATCAATAGTAATCAATCAGGCAAAGAGATATGATGGGTTTGATCCTAATTGTGAGTTCGACCCAGTATCCACAGCAGAGAACAGAGATCTATATAATATATTAAGACACGAAAAACCTGTTGTACACACACTAGGCGAATGAAGTATACATGGTTACTACCAATAATAATCACAGCATGTGGTACTGCACCAGTGACAGATCCACCTGCACATGCCTTGGATGTTGATGAGAATGCAATAGAAAAGATAATGCGTTATGCAGAGGGATATAGAACAACAGTAATAAATCCTGATATTGAATCCATGCTAAATAGTGCACTACTAGAATTCAACCATGGCAGCAATGATACCACCGAGTCGGAAGAGTTGTTACAACTTCCGAGTGACAGAGATTAACAGAGTATTAGACGGAGATACAATAGATGTTACAATTGACTTAGGATTTGACCTTTATAAGAAAGAACGTGTTAGAATAGCAGGGGTTGATACACCTGAAAAACGTACACGCAATTTGGAGGAGAAAGCACTTGGAATCGACGCAACAAACTGGCTCAAAGAGAAATTGGATGGTGCCATTGCTGGTGACGACGAGCTTACTATTAGGACTGAACTTGATGGTGGCGTCGGCAAATATGGTCGTCTTCTGGGGTGGTTATATATCGGGGATGGGGACGTGTCGCTTAATGAACAAATGATTACCGAAGGATATGCTCACGCATATGATGGAGGTACAAAAGACATGAACTTAGAAGCACTACGTGAGATACGTAGATCATTTGGTACTCTAGATGCTGGCTAAACTTTGGAAATCGTATACTAAATTTTGTGGAAAATTAGTTAACGTTGATCATGATAAAGAATGGGCAGACCTTAAAGAAAGATGGAAAGGTATGCGAAAGAGTCCGAAAGAATTTGTCAGATTATACATTGAAAAGGTAAAAGAAAACTTCAAGTGGGCGAAAGGATACAAAGACTTTCCAATTTATAAAATTGGTTCGGGTGTTATGATAACAACAATCTTTATTACTTCTGTACCTGAAAAGATTAGTAACCATTTAAGTATACAAAGACTTAAGTATAATTTAGAAAATTGTGATTGTACTGATGAACGGAAACTTCTTATGATAGAAGAATACGAGAACAAGAGAAAACTTGAACAATATGGAGGATAGGTAACTGTCACAAGCCCCTTACATAAGGGGTTTTTTAGTGCTATAATATTAGTATCTAAAGAAAACTGATGCAACTAAGACCACACCAAGAGCAAGCAATTCAATCAATGACTGATAATGACAAAGGACAAGTCATTGTTCCTACTGGTGGTGGTAAGACCATCTGTATGATTATGGATGCTGTCAAGCAGTTAGAAGATTATGGTACAGTTGTAGTTGTTGCACCACGCATACTACTTGCAGAGCAACTATCACATGAGTTTATGGAAATCATTAATGATCACTACAGTGATGTTGATGTAATGCATGTACACAGTGGTAGAATCAAAGGTGTATTCAGTAGCACTAGTCCATTTGAGATACAAGCATTTGTTGAGCAAAACTCAGTAAACTTTATTAGTAGAACTATTATATTCACAACATATCATTCATTACACAGAGTTCAAGAAAGTGGTATCGATGTTGATACTATCTACTTTGATGAAGCACACAACTCAGTTCAAAAGAACTTTATTGAACCAGTTGAGTATTTCTCAATATATGCAGGTAGATCATACTTCTTTACTGCAACACCAAAGCATAGTTTCACACCTATGAAAGTTGGTATGAATGATACTGACATCTTTGGTAATGTTATTTGTCAAGTACCTGCACCTAAGTTAGTCAAGCAAGGATACATACTACCACCTAAAGTTCAGGTGTTTCGTTCAAGAATACTCAAGAAAGATGAGTTAGTTGCAGAAAGAGACAATGAGCAAATGATCAGTGCGATTGACAATCTTGATAAGGACAAGGTACTGATATGTGCCAAGTCAACTAAACAGATTGTTGCACTTGTATCACAGACAGATTTTGTACAGCAACTTGCTATCCGTGGTTATTCTTGGATGACTATTACATCAAAGACAGGTGCTATCATTGATGGTGAGAAGGTTGACAGAGAGACATTCTTTGATACACTTAATGATTGGGGTAGAACAGGCAAGAAGTTTGTTGTACTGCATCACAGCATACTCTCAGAGGGCATCAATGTCAATGGTCTTGAAGCAGTATTGTTCATGAGATCCATGGACTACATAGGTATAAGTCAGACGATTGGGAGGGTCATTCGTAAAGGAGATGTGGACAAAGTATTCGGTCTTGTTTGTGTTCCAGTTTACTCTAATGTTGGTATCTCTACAGCAAGAAAGGTTGAAGCAGTAGTAGATACTATATTCAACAGAGGAGAAGCAGCAACTACAGTGATTACACGATGAACATTTGGGAAACACACGACCTGTCTAATATGCGTAGAGTCCCCTTACCAAAGGGGGACTTTTACTATGTCATGGATGAATTTTATAAGTATCCTGATCTTGTAGTAAAAGAGATCAAGAAGTTAACTCCTGCTACCTTTAAAATTAGACAGATTGAAGAAGATGAATCATCATATAATGATAAGTTTTTTAGAGATCATAGAGGAGAAGGAATGTACAGAGGTCTGTATCGATTGACCTATGATCTAGGTAAGATTATAAAACAAAAACCCATCAATACAGATCAAATGGAAGAGTATAAGATGGGAACTTTGTACACTAATCATGCCACAATTTATAGACATCCATTTAATGAATTGAAGGACTCCTATTGGTATCCTCACATTGACTCAGGGTGGAATGGAATTGTATACTTGAATAAGAATGACTCAGGGAAGAATGGTACAAACATATATTCGGTCATGAGAAATAAAAAACGGATCATTGATAGGAACATGAACTCCCATGAACATCATTACCCATATATTTCAAAAAGTCAAATAGATCGTCTTGCTTACATACCATCAACATTCAATAAGTTTGCATTTTACAATGGAGTCAAGTACTTTCATGGTATGCATATTGGGGATGAACAATACGTATGTGATATAGGAGAAGAGTTAGAAGAAGAAAGGATAAATCAGGTATTCTTCTTTCGTAATCAACCTGCTATTGTCAGAAATAGTTTTGCTTCAATGATATTTTATAGACATTCAGGACCAGTTGGAAGAGTGGCTGATTTTCTAAGAAAAATATTAAAAATGCTTGCATGGAGGGTGCATACTGGGGTATAATAATAACATGGATAAGCAAACAGAATTTATTAATTTAATAGATCATCACTTCAGTGGTCTACGTCAAGAGATTAAGAACTCTCTTAAGTTTAACGATGGTGTCTCCTTTGACACTGGTAAGTTTGGTGAGCGTGTGAACTTTGTTCTACATGATACCACAGGTGTTCCATCTAATGGTGGATGTGCATTTGATGCTGCTAACGGTGCAGAAGCAAAGGCATGTAACAAGGCACAGACATATGTGTGTCCTGATTGTGGTTCTAAGAACAACTATTATGCTCATGAGTGTCACAAGTGTGGTAGCACTGAGCGTAGAGACCCTAATGATACTCGTTGGGGTATTGATACTGAAGCACATTTCAAGTATGTTGATCAAATGCCATACTACTGCTTCACTATCATCACTCCTTTAAATCGTAGTGTAGAGAATCCTAAGTTTAACATACAAGTCTATCGTATTGACACTAAGAATAAGTTTTTTAATGATATGCTTTGCTATCAGTTAGAGCATGGTAAGAAAGCACATAAGAACTTTATGCCACTTGGTCGTGATTTCTACATGTCATCACCTAAAATGCTAGTGGATTGTAATGTTTCTCTCAGTGATGAAGTTGATGTTGAGTTCACAGAGTTCAATACTGATGGACGTGAGATAGAAACCATACCTCTTAGTTTGTTTACGAAATCAGAACAAGAGCAGTTGCAATCTGTCGATGGATCATGTATAATAACTGAAGCAGTTAATGTCATAGGAGTCAAGAAATCTACCCATGGCAAAGAACGTGGAACTCTCAACCGTAACAACAGGAGGTAAACTATCTCATCTGAAACATTATTAAAGATACTCAAGATTGTCACTGTACAAAAGGTTGAGTATCCGCCTATTCGTAGGCACTACAGGTCACATTTATACGGATGATATGAACTGTTGGCACTGTCAAACTGAACTTATCTGGGGAGGAGATCATGACCTTGATGACCCAGAGTATGATATAGTTACTAACTTATCATGTCCACAGTGTAATTCTTATGTGGAGGTATACCATGTACGAACTGACTGAGGAAGAGTGGGAGTGTGTAAGGGTATGTGTTGCTAATGCACCCATACCTTATGACATAACCAAAAAGAAAATACCTGCTGATATCTTATCTAAGATAGGAGAACCAACAAGGATAAAACACGAGGGAATTGCCAAGGTTAAATATGATTTGACACCCTTTGGAATTGAACCTGACGATTAATGGCTATTACACAAGAACAAGCAGATAAGATTGTTGCAATAAACAATCTGATAGATGTTATCAAATACCTTGATGCTGATGTAACACACTTAAGAGTAAAGAACAGTTATGGGAAAAAAGAACAACAAGTCATTCTCACATGGGAAGACGGACAAAAAGAAATTGCCGACGCAATTTTCATGTACAAGCGAAACACCTTACGACAGGCATAGGTACAAAATGGTATTCACTGGTGCAGATCCTGTTATCTTAGATGATTGGGAACAAGTAAACTTACTTTGGTTCCAGACTCCACCATTATTCAAATCGCACATTGAAGTTTTAGACAAATGAGAAATCAAATTATTTCAGCACTCCTTGCTCATGCTCAAGGAGACATTCAAAAGCATAAAATGAATGTAGAAGTGTATTTAAGTAATCCTGTTGGTATTGGTGAGCATCCTGATGTAATGGAAGCAATAGAACAGGAACTAAACATGATCGCCAAGTATGAAGATCAGGTATCAGTGATCAAAAAACACTTTTTAATCAAGGATTAAGGATGAAAGATACAATCTTATTTGGAGACTGTCGTGAAACACTTAAGAATCTAACAAATTCAAGTGCTCGCATGTGTGTTACATCCCCACCATATTATGGTCTAAGGGACTATGGAGGAGAGAAAAACCAAATAGGGCAAGAAGAGTCACCAGAAGAGTATGTAAAACAAATGGTGGAGGTATTCCGACTAGTACGTGATGTATTAACTGATGATGGTACACTATGGTTGAATATTGGTGACTCATATTATAATTACAGATCTGATGGTAACTATCCAAAACAGACAGTATCAAAAACAAGACAGGATTTACCACAGAGTACACCAGTAAGAGGTAATAAGTTAAAAGGATTAAAGAGTAAGGATTTAATCGGTATCCCTTGGATGTTAGCATTTGCATTGAGAGCAGACGGATGGTATCTGAGACAGGATATAATATGGCATAAACCAAATCCAATGCCAGAGTCAGTACAAGATAGGTGTACAAAAGCACATGAGTACATATTTTTATTAAGTAAAAGCAAAAACTATTTCTATGATAATGAAGCAATCAAAGAACCAGCAAAAGATTGGGGAACAAGAGATCGCACAAATGGCAAGTACCACAATCCTGGTAGTGGCTTGGCTCCTCATAGTGGGCTTACCAAGTCTTATCCTACAAAAAACAAACGGTCTGTTTGGTCAGTAACAAAGAAACCATATAAAGGAGCACACTTCGCTGTATTTCCACCTGAGTTAATTGAACCTTGTATAAAGGCAGGTAGTGAAGTTGGAGATACAATCCTTGATCCATTCATGGGATCAGGAACAAGTGCGATGGTTGCGAAGTCACTAGGCAGATATTATACTGGATGTGAACTCCATGAAGAGTATGGTAACCTAATTCAAGAAAGAATACAAGATTATCACCCAGTTAATGAAGTGGCACAAGAACCTACCATTAACATCCTAGACTTGATACAATAAAGATAAGTAAAACAAAGGAACATGCAATCATTCAATTCAGTCATTCCAACATATGACTTCCCACAAAGTCCAATTCTCATTATTGGATTCTTTGGTATCATCACAGCACTAGCAGTATTGTATGTTGCCAACAGAAAATACTTTAGTTCACCATTCAACGAGGATAACAACTAATGGCAAGAATGAAACAACTACTCCATGATATGGAGTCTTTCCGCTATTCACCTCAGTTCAAACAAACTGTTGATGATATGATGACCACAGGTGGATACACCTATGAACAAATCGCATCAAAAGTAGAAATTACTGTTGATGAATTACACCACTATCTTTCCCTTGCTACATAAATTATTATGAAAGTTAAAGTCACACTTTTTAAAGCAGGTACTATCTTTGAAGAGAGAGTAATTGCTAGAGATTATCAGGATGCAAAACAAGTTGCACTTGCTCGTAACCCTGGTGCCACCGTTACTGGAGTGACTGCCGTATTTGACTAATGAGCAGTAAAATCAAAGTATCTGGTAGATATGTTGATCAGTTTGAGGTCTACACCATGACCCTGACTGATCAACATTTGTCTGTAAATTTTAGTATGACTCAAGAGGATTTACTTGAAGTCAAAGCAGCGATTGATTCTATGTTATTAGAGAATGAATCACTTGACATGATGCAACAACTGAGGGAACTAACACAAAATGATTGATGAGCAAAAGCAACCAATTAGTAAAGAGTTTTGGGGCAAGGATAATCCAATAAGACAGAGATTTGAACCCATCCATGCATTCAGTGTGCCTCACATGGTATTTCCGATGGAAGATTTTGTGAAGAGATCAGACGAGTTGCAACAATTGATGGGAGATAAGTTAGAACTACAGAGTAATACTGATTATAATACTCCCACTGATTTCTATAATCAGGATGAAGATTATTATGACTGGAAAAATAAGTTATTTACTAACTTCTTTGCCAAGGAGATAGAACTAATATCCAAGGCATTCTTTGACTACATGGTTGATACCTATGAAAACTCAAAAGGACACATACAAGACTATCCTTATGAAGGTGGAGACACAGTGTATGATGAAGAGACACATGGTATGGTAGTTACAAGTGCATGGATTGAACAGGCACAGACTTTTCATCAACATTTACCACATGATCACGGACATGAAGCATTCTCATGTATTTTATACGCAGGATATGATGAAGACTCCCATGAACCAGTAGCAATTATATCTCCTTATAAGTCTCCTGATGGTATGACATTTCATTATCATCCTCATGTCAAAGAAGGTGATATTGTGGTGATTCCTGGTAATGTATTACACTACACAACTCAGAATAGAAGTGTAAAACCCAGAACAGTCATTGTGTTTAATTTAATGTTCAAGGCATATGTAAAAGACTTTGCAAGGGCAATGCCTGATGAATAATTACAGTTATGTTCCCAAGGTCAATGACTATGTAAGATGGACTACTGCCCTCGGTATGGTACATGAGGGATGGGTATATTATAAAGGAAAACCAGATGATAATGAGAAGAGAATTAAAAATTCATGGGTTCCAGTATCAAACTACATCACAATTGAGATAGCAACAAAACCAAGACCACAGTGTGATCTATCGACATTCTTTCATAAACGTATCCATGTTTGTCTTTGTTGTTATGAGGATAACTGGCATGAATTAGAATATATTAAGAGAAGAGTAAGCAAGCAAGATGACACTAACCCTGATGAACTGAGTTATGGTGCATATAAGTCACAACAACACAGATATTTGGATCCACAATGATGCTAAATACAAAGTAGCATGTTATAAAAAGGTCAAGTGCCATTATTTCTTGATAGATTTAAAGACAGTAATAAAGTAGGAACCATCATGCCATGGCCGAATAGGGAAACTGGTGCCCCAAGTGGATGGTTGTTATGTGATGGGAGTGAGTATCCTGGTCCTAGTGCCAGTGGTGGTGATGTGTATTGGCAATTGTATCAGGAAATTGGTACTACATACAATACTGGTGGGGAAACATCTAATTATTTCAGAGTTCCTAATCTACAAAATAGATTACTGGGACGTGGTGCAGCAATAGGAAACCAAGGTCAGACGTTTGGTAGTGATCCTGGTAATACAAATAATGCATCATTGAGTAATAGTCATCTACCTATTCATAACCATAGTGTTGGTTACAGTGGTAATACCAATACTTCTACCAACATGAACCGATCCAATAACCAATACAGGACAGGTAGTGGTAGTAGAAACTGGAAACAGTTTACAGGATTCAATAGAAGAACCATATACAACTCAAACAGTACTGGTGGATCTGGTGGATCTGGTAATAATCACTCTCATAGTGTGAATGCAAGTAATCGTCAATTAGATTTGACGACAAAGTACATTATTAAGTACAAGTACACCGTCAAGGACGATAACTGGAACTGAACCATGGGAATCGCACAAAACTATTTCAAAGGAAAGTCAAAAGGTGGAAGGATAGGAACCATTGTACTGGTTGCCAGTATTCCTACTGACTTTGCAAATAAGTATATCCTATGTGATGGTCAGAGTCTTAATGGTTTCCAGTACAGAAGACTACACAGAACAATAAGCAATGTCTATGGTGGTGATCAGTATGTTCCGAACGTAACCGATCTTCCTGGTAGTACATTTACATTCAAAGTACCAAATTTAATAGGACGAACACTCAGAGGTGCACCGAACATGGCTTCTGCTGCGAATATGGCACAACAAACTGGATCTGCAAATATGGCAATAGATCCACATACATTGACAAGTAGTGAAGTACCATCACATACTCATAGTATAAATGCCAATACAGGTTATGCATACTCAATCAATTTAAATAACCATAGTTCATCTGGTCAGGTTCAGGTTGCATCATATACTCCCAGTTATAATAGAAGTTTCCGACCAGAGAGTGCAAGTAGTTATTTGAACAATGCCACATCTGGTCATAGTCATAGTGAAGCATCGACATTGCAACCGTCCATCTTTTTAAATTATTACATACAGTCAGCATAACATGGCATTAAGATACAATCAATTCAAAAACGATCATACTGCCATTGGTACAATCATAACATGGGCAGGTAATTCAGTTCCGAACGGATACTTACAGTGTGACGGGACACAATACACAATTACGGGTGTAAGTAACGTCCGATATCGTGGTCTGGCATCTGTTGTGTCTGGTCAGTATGATGGAGGTGACACATACCCATATGGTGATCTCAATGGTACTGGTACATTTACCGTACCGAACATGAGTCCTGATGATGTCGTTGTTCAACGTAATGGTGAGACACTCGGTAGTCGAGGTGGTAATACATCATCATCATTTGGTAGTACAGCATTAAATACATCACAGTGGCCAAGACACAGACATAATCTACCACGACAGAATTATAACCTGACCAATAACGTCAATGTAACCAGACAACCAAACCACTGGGGTGCAGTCGTCAACAGTCCACGTTGTTGGGATGGAAGAGCATGTATGTCATATCGAATACTAATCAGAAGAGGAAGATGGAGAAGATGGATTCAGTCACCATGTCCCACACGAGGTGGTGGATGGTGGAGTTCAGGTAACTATACTCCATGTGCACGTCCTGGTAGTACAAGTTATGGTCCAAGAGACGCAGGTTCTGCCCTTGGAATGGGACCTCGTACCAACTTCTCATATAACATGGGTAATGCAGGTGCAAACAGTCCAAGTTCACATACACACAGTGCCAACCCCATCCAACAGTCCATGAGAATGCAGTTCCTTATAAAAGCATTCTAAATAATAGAATACAAGCCAATCTGAAAACATTATGCACGGAGTAAACGAAGATTTCATCGAACACGGTGATGATTTTATTTCAATATATCACAATGTATTCCCCAAGAGCAATTGTGATCAAATAATCAAGAAGTTTGAGTTCCTTGATCAGGCATGTTGCCATAATGATGAGGTCAAGAGACTACACGAGGAATGGAGAGAGAGTGGACACGGGGATATCATGATGGACGGGAAAACACAGTTCATGAATGCAAGTGGCGGAAGAATGGACAGGTCATATAACCTCATTCATATTGATGACTATTGTACCAGTACATCATATGATCCATCAATAAGAGAAGAAGGATGTATATGTTCTGTATCATTGATTACAGAGTACCTATACCATGCAATTGATGAATACATTGCACGTTATGGTACACTACGCAACAAGTCATTCTACAGTAACTTCAATAAGGTACAAAAGACACCTGCAGGTGGTGGATACCATGTCTGGCACGATGAATTAGGAGAATCAGTACAGCACAGTGACAGGGCACTAGTCTGGATGTTGTATCTCAATAATGATTTTGAAGGGGGAGAAACAGAGTTCTTATATCAAAAGAGAAGAATAACCCCAGAACCAGGTACTATTGTGATCTGGCCAGCACAATGGACACATCAACACAAGGGTAACATGGTTCTAAGTGGTAACAAGTATATTGTAACAGGATGGATACACAACATGTGGACTGATCATCATATCGGTGGTCACCTCATTGCACCTGATAATCCACCAGATAAAGAATAATCAATCGGCATAATACCAATAATAACCTTTCCATGTCCTTTTACCAGGATATAATAACGATTTACGAATACCACCGCCACGTTTACCATTAATAGTACGCTCGGCAGCAGATATAGATTCATATACCATTGTCTTCTTACCATTAGACTTGTGTACACCATATATTTTACGTTTGTGTAGGTTCTTACCTATCTTTTTCCATGTGTACCCGTATGCTTCCCATCCATTACGGGCTGCCAGTACAATATTACCATTTCTCTTCTTATCACCTGCGACATCTGCTGCTGCATCACTTATACTATTCCATATCTTAATATCTCCAGTCTTGACACATGTTCCCTCTATCTTCTGTTTCATGTGTGTACCGTCACCTCTATGCTCTTCACACATAAAACCCCATTTCTCTCCTGATGCTACTTTCTTATTAATACTATTCTTTATGTTGTTGACCCATTCCTTGGTCTTCTCCTTATTCTTTATTATTATCTTCTCTGCTACCTCACGGTTATTATATTCACTACCCAGTTTACTAATATAATAGTCCTTACGTTCTTCTAACCTATCAGTTGTTGTTTCTTCCAATACAGATATATTAAATCTACCAGTACCTTGTTGTTTTATATCCTTATATAAGTCCTTATGGGTAGTATCTGTTATGTGATTCTTCCATATCTTGTTAATTGGTAGAGTTGTATGTCCTACGTATTGTTTCTTATTTACTTTGTTGGTAATACAGTAGATTGTACCTTGTTTTATTGCCATAGAATAATGAGATGTTCACGTACGTACATGTATATAGGGAATTATTGACAAAAATATGGTTGTGTGATGTAATTGATTCTCATTATCATTAATTATTGAGAAAGGTAGAGATCTTATGTTATCTTAGCGAGCATAGCATAAGAATCGGAGTTTGTCAACCCCACCGCCCCAAAATCTAGTCGAGATCCGCGCATTATGATCTAGTCGAGATACACACATCATAATTCTCGACTAGCTTTCGCGCATTATAATAATCTCGTCTAGAATGTTCACAAACTGTAACAAATCTCGACGAGTTCTCATAAATATGCTATACTACATGTATGACACACACAATCTAGTCGAGCTATGTACGATTGGTCTTATGAATATCTCGTCGAGCTTCCTGACGCGGACGAGCACATGCGTACTAATCTCGACGAGATACCTGCGCGAGACGTACACAATCTCGACGAGCTTGCGCGCAAACCCTATGAGTGATATAATAATCTAGTCGAGCTTAGCACACCTCTACTCCTTATGTCAACTCCTTACCTCAGTCAAAAACGTAAAGTCTCAGTGCATCTAGATCTAGATGCATACGGGGATCTAGACGCGCAGGTGCTGCGGGTACTGGATTGGCATAGAATTCTCATGTTGGAATCAGACGAGACAGTCGAGGTTACCGTCTCGGAGCATGAGGAAGACGATGTGGACCAGGCAGCCGATATTCTTTATTCTCAATAGTACCTCGTTATTGAGAATGATGTATACCAGATGTGACAATAATATTAGTGGCACAGGCATCCACCAAGGGTGCCTTTTTTGATGTATATTAAAGATGGGAAACAAAACTGGCATGCCCAGATCGGAACAACACTCGAAGAGTTAGTAATTCTCATGTAAAGCAACATAAGTCCAGTTTTTGTTTCTCTCGTCATTTCTCAGAGGTTTATGGATTATCCTAACAATGTTCCAGAGTTCGTAGATTACGTTGATTCATTCTACGGTACCAATGATCCGCTCTATCCGCTGATCGAACAAAGCACACAGGAACCACTGCACAAAGTGGATATCTTGAGAGCAGCATTAGATTACATCGATCGATGCATGAAAGGTGATTTGGAATATGTGCACTATTCGTGGGGAGATGGTGATTCCTTGGATCGTGAAAGAGTCCGTGACATCCTCCTACAAGATTATGATTACGTACATGCCAATTAATTAACTGGCACACGAGGACTTGCAACTGCAGTTCCTGTAGATTAAATTAAATGTAACGTTGAATTTTATTATGGCACAATCACCAAACGGCATCAACATTCAATTAACCCCGTCACAATTTGACATGATGTATGACCTAGTCATGATGGGTTATGATTTGGATATCCCTGATCAGAAAGGATGGGATCTACAAACTTATGATAACCTGGTTGACAACATCACCAACGGTTACTCTACAATTTTAACCAGCGATGTAAAGGGGGCACTACATGGAAAATAATTCCCTAGGATGGGCAGTCCAACCGTCTTCGTGGTTTAACTTCGACTCTGATGGTTGTGTCTACTGCGCGGATATTAACACAGCATACCGCGTGGCGCGCGATCAAACCAGATTCGGTGATCAAATTATTTGGAAGATGACCAGCGGTGATCCGATCCGTTGGGTCCGTGTGACAAAAGAAGAAGTGGCACACTCGGCATATCAAGGTGCGTAATGTGCGGTTATAATGGTTATATACCACACAAGAAACAATTATGCCAAACTGGTGCAACAACAGAGTTGACTTCTACTCTGACGATACTTCCAAAATTAAGGAACTTCGTGAAATCTTTGAATCTGATGATGTCTTTAAAAAGATAGTTCCACCCCCAAACTGGGAGAAAACACCACTAGCACCAGAGGACGTGCAAGAATATTCGTTCTCAAAACCTCGTGGTGAAGTTGGTGAACTACCAGTCGTCAAGGACAAAGGATTCGGTAAGGGTCTATACTTTCCGTCAACTGATATGAATGATGACAGATGGTATGACTGGAACATCAACAACTGGGGAACTAAATGGGACATTGACGGCAAGTATTCAGAACTAGATGGTGATGATTACAGTTTTCAAGTCACCTTTGAAACTGCATGGTCACCACCTGAGCAAATATATTATGCTCTTCGTGAAAAATACCCAACAGTTGATATTACGTGGTTCTATGATGAACCAGGCGCCCAAGTTGCAGGTTATTTGGGGGCATAATGGAATATCAAATGCAAGATTTAACACTGGACGACATACGCAGTTTGTCCAGTAATTACTTACGCAGTTGTCTCAAAGAGGACATATCACCAGAGACACATGACATGATAACAAAAGAGTTATATGTTAGGGACATGCGTAGACCAATTTAATTAGTGTCACACAGGGGGTTTCAATCACCCCCTTTTCTGTTAATATTAAAGAGTAAAGCAATTCAATCCACACATGAGAAAAATTGAACTTGAAATGAATGAAGCGATCAGAAATGGTCACGCATGGTCTAAAGATAACACTTGCGTTACTTATGACCCAACAAA